AGAATGTCAGTAACTCCTCCTCCTCCTTCACCTACGTCATTCATTGTAGCGAATGGATTGGTAGGAGATGGGGAATTGGCTCCTTGTATGGCCGCAAGCTCATCATCGGATACACTTCCATTCTCCATTTGACTGTGGATTTGTTCGGTCACCTCTACCAGATCACCAATGACGTCACCGATGTAGTGCATTTGAGATCCACCCGCTGTGGCCTCATTTTTCAACTTCTGTGCCGCAGCACCAATTTGTTCCAATGTTGTTTTGATACTCATAGCTCATTCATTTTTATTTTTCACTATTTTAATATTTGACTAACTCTACGTACACCACTCACAGGATTAGGATTTTGTGTTTCTCCTAAAGCATTCTTAGTATTACCACCTGTATCTTTTCCGCCACCCATTAATTCCTCTTCTTCGTCCTTAGTAAGTTCTTCTTCCTCTTCGATTGCACGTTCACGGTTTTCTACAATTTCCTCAATCTGATTTTTATCAAAATACAAGAAATGTTTTAAGAACAAATCTAATGGTAAATACTCCTCTATTCCAGACATTACAAACTCTTTCATTGAAGCAGCACGAACCCTTCCAAGTTCAACCTTTTCTTTATCTGAAAGACTAAACATCTTATCCCATACAATCGTATAAGGTGTCTCTGGTTCAGGTAATACACCTACCTCAATACATTTGTCTATAAAAGGACGTAAAATCATAGGTTCATTTTGTTCCTCCCTACGTGAGGTTACATAACTAATCCATTCTAACTTATCTTGTGCAGAACTTAATTCTCCACGCTCAGAACCTGTAAGTATTCGTTTTGGGATACCTGTAACAGCAGAAATCATTTGCATTTGTACATCCACGTGATTTATAGGATCCGCAATCTGCTGGGCAAGTGCATTATATTTTACACCTTCATTTATAAGAACCCTTCTCAAGTTATTTTCAAACTCATCAATTTGTTCTTTTAATGAGGTAAACATTTCATCTGTCATTTGGTAATCAGGTGAAACCTCCCCTGTGTACCCGGGACGTGCTCCACGCCAAAACATTTCAGCATCACCACCAACTAACTTTTCAAGGTCAACCAAACGATTAAAGACAGCACGTAATCTTGGTGTACCTAATACCTCATCATCTACAGGGTCTTCTACAAGATGTACAACACGTGTATAATGAACATTGACAGTCGTTACAGAATTACCTGTTGTTATTTTTACACCATAATACAGTGGTTGTCCATAACGTTCGCTTTTAGGATCTTCATCATATTTTGATATTTCTGCTTGATCTTCTGAGAGTGGTTTAACGTACAATAATTCTAATTTTTTATTCGTAGACTTTGAAACAGGGTTTTTAAGACTTTCCCGATTGGATACATCACTTAATCCAAGAAACAAAATAGAGTAACGACCAATGCCTGTTAATTTGTCGGCACGAATAAAAATAGACTTTAACTTCAATTTTTTATCTAATTCTTTCCAAGCCTTTTCAAATTCCGTATCATCTTCCTTTATTGTCTCAATTACATCAATTGTACCTTTCCAAGATGCTTTTACAGGACGGTCAATAATAGCTTTAGCAATATCATGTCGCAAATAACGATTCCAATAAGTTGAAAAAGTAATTTCTTTTGGGTAACCAAGTGCTTGATAAATGTCCCTTGTACCACCATAGGTATCTGTTCCTAACATATTAGCAAAAGTCATTCTTGCCAATAGTTCACTAAATGCTGAAATCTTTTTTGCTTCAGCATTTACTTGTGGTGCTATTTTCCTTTTTCTTTCCATTATGTTATTCTTCTTGCTACCTTTTTCCTTGTCAAGAAATTAAACCCACCGGAGGTGGCATCAACCTGGTCTTTATATGTTGAGTTTGGGAACAATTCAAATTCATCCATATACACTTTGTTCCACTCTGCAATTCTCAGCAATATATTACCATTATTTACTTGTACACTTAACGGGTCTGCTCGCTTTGCTTTATCCCCCGTAGGCTTGTCTGCTTCTACAAGATACCCTGCAAGATTACGAATTGTGTTTTCCGCCGATTCTTTACCACCACTGCCAGGTTCCTGCTCAACTACCACCCAACACTTCTTCCCATCCACTTCAGCAGTCTGTCGTATAATTCTTTCCCTTTGTTCAGAACTCCATTGTCCACGTTTTACGTCATCCACCAAAAACTTACCACTCTTAAGTTTTCCAATCTTTACTCCTACCGTGTAAGCACCTTTTCCTGCACTCCCTGCCTTATCCCAATAACGCACCCATTTAATTTCATTTCCTTTTTCTTCCAATATTTGGTTAGTTATTTGGAAATGTTCTATTTTGAACATTCCACCACCTGGAGGAGTCGGTGCTTGACCAATTTGTCCAGCATAACCATATTGTCCAAGATCGGTTTCCAATTCCTGTAAAACAGACCAAGGCATACGATTTACGTCAAACAAATTATCTACATAATGTTTTTTTAATTCCTGTGGTTTTAACTGTCCCTCAAAATGAAGTATTTCTCCAGGAATACAAATATGTCGTAAATTTTCTTTCTGTTTCTTTAAAAGGTGTCCTGACGGATCATCTTGGTGTAACCTCTGCATAATACCAATCGTTGTAGAAACCTCTTTATTTGTTTTACGTGTTGATAAAGTTTGGTCAATCCAACGAGCAGCAGTTTCCAATTCTATATCAGAAGCAGCCTGCTGAGGATTAAGGGCGTCGTCCCAAATAAGAATATCCCCGTGGAACCCTGTTAATGTTCCACCTACTGACGTACTATAACGATTACCTCCTAAAACTTCCCGTGTTGCATGAGCAGAAAGCCTACTCGGTTCTTTTTTAACTATTTTATAATTGGTCTTTGTATCCTTGTCAGATTTAATATCTAATTCAGGGTATAGTTCTTTAAATCGTTGTGATTTAATTAAGTCTCGACTATACTCTGCAGATTCAAGTGCAAGTGTACCAGAATATGAAGCCGTAATAAATCGTATCCAATGCCATTTCGTCCAACACCATACAGGAAAGACAATACTACAAAGGATAGTCTTGGTAGACCCGGGAGGAATATTAATTAATAAATCATACTTCTTTTTCTTCCTTTCACCTACCCTGTTTGCGATTTGTTCCAATTCCCCACACAAATAAGGAATGTGCCAATTTGATACAAATGGTTGAGTACTTATTTCAGGCCAGGCCCATTCTAAGAAATGAAAAAGTGAACGGTTGTTCAATTCCCGTATTGCAAGGTCAGGGTGACTTAGAATCTGTAATATTTTAGATTCCTTTACGTCATCCGTTTTCGTAACACCATTATTTAACCGTACACGTTTCATACCGTTACTAATTATTCTTTAGTGTCGTTTGGGACATTAATAACTTCCTTTGTCACTCCCATTTTGCTTAACACCAAAAGTTCTTCCGTGGAAAATTCAGATAAATCCAATTTATGGTCCATCGTAAATTTTCCATTAATTTCCAACTTTTCATTCCAAACTGAAGGTTGACGTACACTCAACCATTTAATTGCAGCCATCACATTTGGTGGATATTTCTTTTCAACCTCGACTAACAATGGTTCCGTCCACTCCCTCTTAACTTTCCCTTTCGAATCAAACTCCTTTACTCGATTGGTGAGTACCACTGTCTCCCGATGACTATACCCGACAGCCGATTGATATAAAGAATGGGCAACCTTAGCATCTGCCATCATCTGTCCTTTCTTTATCGCCTGTAAAAATTCAGGATGTTTTTCTTTCCAAAGTTGAATGGAAGAATCAGTTACTCCCAATGCCAATGCAATTTGTCGATTTGTCGCCCCAAGCAGACATAAATAAAAAACCTGTTGGATAAAGTTCTCATTAAAGACAGGTTTATCAATCGAAACGTTCCTTCTCTTTCGAGTAACCTTATCTAAAAGTTGCATTTCTTTTGTCCTGTTCATTCCTAAAAATTTTGGTTTTTTAAACTAATAAAAACCAAAATTAACTTTTTTCTAAATCATTTCCTATAACCATACCTT